CGACTTATGCAAGCCGGGGCAGTCCAATTTATAAATTTAAAGTCTTATGATGAAGATTGTCTGTTACCCCAATGTTTCCGTACCACCAACATGACGACAATCAAAACGGTTACACAAACACAGGCAAAACTGATTTGTTCAGGCAGCGTGGATTCTTTTTTATCCTTTACCTCTTCAGTCTTAGTTTCCTCATGTTTGGTGGAAGTGGCTTCCTTATCAGCTTTTACCTCCGTACTGTCATTGACTACAGTTTCCTTCTTTTCATTCTTATTGAAATCACTTTCCACATGACCGTCAGCCAATAACGGAGGTTTCCCGGTCAGACTGTCGGGCGGTTTTCGGGTATCATAGATACGGAAATCAATCACATAGTTGCCATTAGTGGTAATGAGTTCGCTCAAAGACGTACTTGATCCGTGTACGATGTTGACAGATTCACGTGTACTATCTTTCTGTATAATCTTAGTGTCTGACTTGACAGCCTTATGCGAGCTGCCACAGGCAAACAGCAGGAACAGACACATAAAGGGAGCCAGCAAAATATGCCGGCTTACCCAGTTCATAACCTTAGCCAACATAGTCTACAACTTAAGAACTTGCATCCTGTTATTCCCATCAGCCCGGTAACTGACATGAACCCATGCAAAATCAGACTCATCAATCAACTGATCAAAGGGTAGGTTCTTTCGGATATACTCAAACAACAACTTGTTTTGCAGTCTGTCCCCAGTGTCAATATCAGCAGCTTCCCCCTTCATGTGCTGCGAGGTTTTGCTTCCCTTGACAGCTGCATTAAGTTCCGGACAGCGATAGCCACTGTTTACTGTTATAGGCTTTCCCCACCATGTGCGTAACGGGTCCAGTACGTTATCCACCAAGGCAGTCAGAGCAGTCACATGCTCCTGTCTGCATCTGTTGTTGATACCCAAGCGGTCAGCAGTTGTTGACTTGCAGAGTTCCGCAATCGTAAAAAACTTCATTTCTTATCCTCCTTTTTATTTTCGTTGTCAAATAGTATCTGAGCCATGATCTTGGCAATATCATCCTTGTTCTCGATGATCACACTCATTGTCTTTTCTGCTTTGCGCAACTCCGCTTTTTCCCATGATTTTTCACGAACTGATTTAAACTCACAGAAAATGCAGTAACCCGTCCAAATCATTGAAAAAACAGGAAAGGGGATAACCACACAGCATAACAGATCAATGAAGCACAACTCTATAAATGGAGTGAAATACTTCTTCGCCTTGATGGCTGTTTTCTTATACCCCGTGGATGTTCTTGCCTCCCCGCGTTGTTTGGCCTTCATTATTCCTGAGACCAGATCCACGAACATTGCGCCGATAGTGGCTGCGATACACAAGGCTATCAGTACAATGTGTATCATCATGTGCTCGTTGATAAAATTGTAAATTACGTCTTTCATTACTTTGTCTTGATTATAAAATATATTGTTCCAAAGATATGTCTATTTACTTGCGTCATTGTTGCAGAATTACTTAAATCCATTGCCACGATATGACAATAAAAAAGACAAGAAAAATTAATTATAAAGCTTTCTGCTAAACCCAATAGTAGAAATCTAGTAGAAATATTAACATACAAACACTTATTTCTACTGAATATCTACCACTATTCAATAAAATGATATTATCAATTGATATTCAGCTTATCATCCAAGTTCCGGCGGAACTTAGGCTAAAAACAGGAGATATTATGGCAAAAATGCATAAACTGACGAAGGGCGGACAAACCATATTCCCAGCTACCATCTATGATGCGGTGGTCAATCCCCAAACACGCAAGAGCCTGACAGCGGAAATAGCTGAATTGGAAAGTTCCTTGAATGGTGGTGATACCGGATATATCAAGCTTAATATCCAATCGTGGGTAACAGGCCAGTGGACGGGAGAAGGATCATCATTGACTCATAATGATAACTCTTCTTATAAACGTAATACTGAGGTGAGTACTCTTATTAAAAGAGGCGCAGTTTTAACAATGTATGAAGCCTCCGGAAAACAAGTGAAAATGAATGGTTATGGTATTACATTCAAGTTCAGAGATTCCGCAAAAAACAAGGTAGAATGGAGATGGTATGAATCCGGTAATGGTATCCAGATTGGGAATACTGATGCTGTTGAGATTTATATGACTGTTGCATCATCCGGTATAGAGTCTTTGAACGGGTTTGTAATTAAGGGAGCTTATGTGAAAGGAGCCGGGGATAAAATCAGTGAGCTGACAGAAAATGTGGAATCTTTGGAACGATCTACGGCTGACAATATAGAACATATATCCAATCTTGACGAATCGGTTAATGGTGGCAATATTGGACGCATATATATTAATGAGAATGATCTGGTTACCGGACGCTGGACAGGTGAAGGGAAAAATCTGAAAGCAGATTCGATGGAGGGATATTTGCGAACGAAAGAAATATATGACATAAACTTGAAAGCCGGTGACTTGGTTTCTGTATATGACAAGACTGGAAAACAAGTGAAAGCCAACAGTCTCGGACTGAATATGAAGTTCAAAAACTCGACTAATACATCATCCATCATCTCCTATCAGGACAGCGGTACTTATTACAAGCTCAATGAGGATGCGACGCAGATGGCATTTTTTGGAACTTCGTCGGCCGTTGAAAAGATTACCGGTTACTTTTTCAAAGGATTTCGGGTTAAAGGCTTTGACGAAAAAATCAGTGATGTAGATGAGTCTATTCACAAACATATTAATGATGTAAAAATCACTGATTTTTATCATTCTCTTAAAATACTTTTCATCGGTTCTTCCTTTGGAGTTGACACGATTAATTACGTTGGAGATATAGCGCACAGTTATAATTTTAATATTGTTATCGGCAACCTTTATGTTGGCGCTTCTGGTATTAAGGATTATATAACATTTTATGAGTCCGACCGCAAAATATCCTACTATAAGTGGGGGTTGAATGCCACTGTCTGGGAGAATGGCACCAGTACGGTAAAAGAGGCTTTGTCCGACGAAGCGTGGGATTTTGTGATAATCCAAAACGGAGCATATCAATCCGCAGATGAGTCAACCTATTGGGATCAGGACGAGAAAGGGAATATTACCAAGAACTATGTGAGTCTGTTTGCTGACATCATTGATAGATGTTGCCTGTTCTCGCATCCTGTAATCTGTTTTAACATGACATGGGCGTACAGCGTATATCATACGCTCTCATCATCGCAAGGATCGAAGGACAAGTGGCTGAGTTTCGGTATTAATCAAAAGCAGAGGCAGCTGGGTATGTATACGGAATTGTGTCGCTTGGCTCAAAAGGTATTGCAACATTGCCCGGAAGTAAAATTCGTCATCCCTTCCGGAACAGCCGTACAAAATGCCAGAGGCACGTCTTTAAGGGCCGATACGACCATACAGGGAGTTGTGTCTCAATCCAATCCGGAAACGGGCACTCCTGTTACAACCGTAGTCCCAACCATAGAAGAGGCTGAATCAATGACTGACTTGAATCAGGCTGCGGTAGATTATCCATTCATGGCCGGTAAGGATAATAACTTCATGAACTGGCATTATGGTACAGATTTGAGCAGGGACTGTCTGCACATGACAGAAGGGATCGGAAGATATCTTGTAGGAGGAGCCTTATGGCAGATGATTGGTTATAAACTTAGTCACTTAAACTTCTTAGGAAATACATACCGGACGACTAAGGAAGACAAAACGAATTACAGAATCATAGCGGTTACTGACAGAAGAGCTAATATCGCTCAAAAGTGTGTGATTGCCGCATTGGATAACCCGTATGGGGTTTCAGACATTACGGAATAAAACATATACTTATGATACGAGAACTAATCATCAGAATAATGATCCATCTGTCCGTTGAAGTGCATCCGGATGCGGAATGGTTTTAAGCATAAGGGCTGACCTACACCAAGATCAGCCCTTACGTATTATAGTTATCGTTAGCGTTATTGTCGGCCAGACCTGAAAAATATACCAACGGACCAGCAGATTAAATCTTGTTGATCCGTTGGTAACAACTTAAACGACAAAAAGTGGAAAACTATACTTATTATTCATCATTTATATGGATTGCATCTAATTTAAAGGCATTCGTATTTTTTTTCATTTGGTACACTTTTATATCAGGATTTAGTTTTTTAGCAATCTTGATTAACCCACTTTCTTTTTCGTTAATGTTTACCCCTAAATATATGGATTCAAAACATTCTCCTCCAATTCTAGGAAAAGCTCTTACCTCTTTTCTGTCTATTAGATCACTTTTATTATTTGAGTCAGGTAACATAATCCATGGAAAAGGCTTGAAAATAAACATACGTGCTTCTTGTTCATGTTCCCAGACTTTAGCTTTTGTACACATTTGATAATGAAAGAAATCTTCTTCGTTTTGGAAGTAATCCGGTTTTTCAATAATATCACGATATTGGACTTCATGAGCATGTTTATCAACTATCAGTCCAAGTGATGCATCGAAATATTTAGCCACTTTCTCCATATTCAAGCCAATACAAACTCCTCTATGATTATTATAATAGGCCCACATCAATAACGAATCAAAGACTTTTGACAAGCAGCATACCCAGACGTCCTCCCGATTCCTTCTATATTGGTCAAATGCAAGCGATTCAATAATATCCGATGTCCATGTTTTACACCTTTCAGAAGGTACTTTAGAGAAGTCTATTAAATTTGGATCGCAGTCGAAAGGTGTAGATACTAATTGAAAAGTGCGCTGTATTCTAATTGAAAAGAGCTCCATCCATAACTTGTTACAAAATTACTATA